TAAAAGACTTCCATCTGGAGAAGCAGCTAGACAGAGTATGCAAGAACTTAAAGACAAGTTTGTATGGTTCTTTAAGACATATCCAGAGTATGATTGGAATCTTGTGCTAGATGCAGCGGATTACTACAATATCATATTTGAGAAGAAAAATTACCAGTACATGGTAACAAGTAGTTATTTTATTAAGAAAACTAATACAATAACTAAAGAAACAACGTCTAAATTAGCTGATACATGTCAAGAATTATTAGATGATCCTAAACTATTAACTAATTTAAAATGAATATGATAGAGAAAGTTATACATAGCTCGTTAATAGCCATTTTGTTCAGTCTTTTAAACTGGTTTATTATAGATAAATGTATCATAACTATTGAACTTTGGAGGTATTGTACGTTAGAAATACTTTTTGTAATATCAATGAAATTGTATAAATTTACAATCCAAAAATTAAAACTACATTGAACATTTTCAACCTCCCACAGAAAGACAGACCCTTTGGCATAAAATCTTATGTTGAGATATTAGAAGAAGGTTTGCAGTATATAAAAGATAGACAGTCTGGAAAAATTAAGTCATTAAGTCTACCCTGGACAGGAATTAATAACGCAGGTGTAGCAGGGTTAGAGTGGGGATCAATGTTAACAATAGGTGCTCGTCCTGGTTCAGGAAAGACAATGTTTGTTAGTCAGATATTAAGAGAGGCTAAACTTCTTAATCCTACACAAGATTTTAATATTCTAGAATTTCAGTTTGAAATGGGTGCTAAACAAACAGCATCAAGAGATTATGCGTCTCAAGTGGGGCTAGATTATAATCAAGTGCTAAGTACACACAAACAACTAGATGAGTTTGCCATAAAGATGATGTCTCATTATCTTGATGATACTAGAACTTTTCATAAGCTTGGTAACGACAGAGGTCAGATAAATAATCCTTTAACCGTAAAAGATATGGAGAAGGCTATTTATGAATTTTATAATGGCACTGGAGGTAAACCATTTATAGTGACTATAGATCATAGTTGGTTGATATTAAAGGATACAAATGAAAGAGAGAAGATTACCACTCTGTATAACACTGTAGAGATGTTAATGAAAGTGAAGAATAAACTCCCCATCATAGTTTTTATGATATCTCAGCTTAACAGAAGCATTGATGAACCAATTAGAAAGACTCCTGGTACAATAGGAAACTATCCAACCAGCTCTGATATATTTGGTGGTGATGCTCTTATGCAAGGATCTGACATGGTGCTAGTACTCACTAGACCATTTAAAGCTGATATAGAACTATATGGACGTAAAGAGTATCCTTGTAAAACAGATGATGTGTTCTGTCACATACTTAAATCTAGAAATAGTGCTGATGATACCAACCTAATATTCCTTAAAGCAGAGTTTGCTAAGCAACGTATGATAGAAGTAGCTGAACCAGTTGCTAATAATCCTACGGGTGCATCCTTTGTAGCAAGAAGTGCAGGAGGTAGAGGTAGAGTTACCACTCAGAGAAATGATGCTAATATCACACTTTAACAATTTCACAATATACATTAACAATTTAAATTTAAACAAAATGTCATTATTCCAAGTGCAACAAACAGCAGCTACAGATTCATGGAAAAAGGATAAGCTAGAGGCTATCCGTAATCATCATTTAGAGTTAATTAAAGATTTAGGTATTTCTAAAACTGATTTTAACATGAAGATGCCATTCTACGATCAACAAGGTAGAATGGTAGTAGGTATTTTTGCGTCAGAGTTTAAGAAAGACAAAGGTTTTTTCTTTGAACTAATCAACAGGTCATTAGATCCTGCAGATGAAGAACGCAAAGTTTATAGAGTGGCTCCTAGTAACTCTTTTGAAGATGAGTATGAACTAAATGAAAAAGGTTCATATTTAGTTCCATTGGAAGAACTTAGAGTTGTTAACGAACAAGCAGTGGCTATTAGTAAAGCATCAGCAGTAACCAGCTCTGATGAAGTTTTAAAACCAAAGTTAGCAGAGATGGCTTATAAAGCTCCTGCTCCTATGGAAGATGCTCTTTATAGTGAAATGACTATAAGAGATTACTTTGCCATTACTACAGGTAAACCTGTTAGTGCCAAGGGTTGGTTAAACGATCTTATAAAAAACAACAAGTAACACATATGGCAAACGGTATTTTAATTATTGCAGAGTCAGGTGCTGGTAAATCTACGAGCATTGAGACTCTGGACCCCAAAGAAACGTTTATCATTAATGTAGCTAACAAACCTCTACCATTTAAAGGATGGAAAAAGAAGTACACTATCTGGAGTAAGGAAAACCCTTCAGGTAACATGTATGACAAGTCTAGTCCTGAGAATATAGAAGCTTGTTTAAAATACATTAATGAAAAACGTACAGAAATTAAGACAGTAGTTGTAGATGACTTTCAGTACATGTCTTCATTTGAGTTTTTTGACAAGGCAGATGAAAAGGGTTATGAGAAGTTTACTAAGATTGGTGCACACTTAGCTAGAATAGCTAGAATGCCTAAAGATCTTAGAGATGACCTATCTATATTCTTTTTAACGCACGCAGAAGAAGCTACAGATTTAGAAGGCAGACGTAAGTTTAAAGCTAAAACTATTGGCAGAATGGTAGATGAAAAGCTTACATTAGAAGGTTTGTTCTCTATAGTTTTGTTTGGCAAAACTAAGAAGAACAAAGAAGGAGAAATCAGGTATGTATTTGAAACCCAGACTAACGGTGAAAATACATGTAAATCTCCCAAAGGTATGTTCCCAACATTTGAAATAGCTAATGATTTACAAATAGTAAAAGAAGCTATTACAGATTATGAAAATTAAAATATTCCCTAATAATTAAAATTTAAAAACATGTTTAGTACAAAAGGACAGGAAGTTAAACAAGGTGGTGGAGCACAAAAGTCTCTAGAACCAGGAGTAGTATATGCACATATCTATGATGCAACAGTTAGAACAGCAAGCACAGGTAAGAAAGCTTTAGAGCTTGTTTTAGAAGGACCAACATTAGATGGTTTTGAAGGTTGGGCTGTAGATAAGAACAACCAAGAAGGAACTAAATTTAAAGGTCAGTCAGCTAAAGTTAGTGCTACCATTTACACTGCAGACTATGAGAGTGATGATATTAATAAGAATGACATTCTTAGAAAGATTATTGTAATAGCTGATGAACTAGATTTAAGATCTGAAATAGATGCTCTATCTACTAATACTAACATCACTACTATTGAAGAGTGGGTGGCAGGAGCTATTAATATTTTAAAAGGACAGAACTTATATTTCTTCTTAGTGGGTACTGAGAAAGAATATAATGGTAAAACTATTGTAGTGTTATCTCTTCCTAAGTTTAAGTTTGCAGCTGCAGATGAATCTAAACTAAATGTCTTTGATAAAAATAATAAATATCATTACACAGCATTAGTTACTAAAGCCGTAAGTGGTTTTAAAGCTGCTGGTGATGATTTTGGAGGTCTTTAATTTTTTATGAATATACAGTTTTAAGGTTAAGACGGGGAATGTTTCTACATTCCCCTTACTTTTGTAAAAAATTTATTTTATGTTTAAAACTAAAAATCTAGTACACGATATAAAAAATGTTCCAGTAACATGGATCTTTGAGCATTTCTGCAATTTAAAAGAGAAACTTATAGGAGAAGATGTAAAAATTAAATCTTTATTTAATAGTACAGAACGTACTCCTAGTATGTGCATCTATAGTGATAAGTTTAATGTATATAAGTATAAAGATTTCTCTACAGGTAAAGGTGGCTCAGCAGTAGATTTAATAAAAGAACTAAAGAATGTAAACTACCGTGAGGCAGCAGCTATTGTTATAGAAACCTATAATGATTTTGTTCTTCATAATAATGGAGGCTATGATATACAGAAGTTTCAAAGAGCTTCTAAGTATAAAGTCACCAGTGTAGCACCAAGGGGATGGACCACACAGGATCAATATTTCTGGACTCAGTTTAATATTGGATCTAAACTACTAGAAGAGTTTCATGTGAAACCACTAGAAAGTTATTGTATGACTAAAGATGATAATGAACTTTGTATTAAAGGACTATATCTTTATGGTTATTTTAAAGCAGATGGATCTCTCTATAAGATATATCAGCCCAAGACTCTTGATAAAAAGTTTATTAAGGTGGCTGACTACATCCAGGGTATGCACCAGTGCACAGGTGAAAAACATCTTGTAATTACATCTAGTTTAAAAGATATAATGTCTATTAAATCTCTAAAGCTTAAAGTAGATATTATAGCTCCTGATAGTGAGAACACTATGATAAAAGCTGATGTCATGGAAAAGCTTAATGAGAAGTATAAAAAAATTATTATTCTTTTTGATAATGATGATGCTGGTATAGCATCTATGAAGAAATATAAAGAAACATATCCGTATGTTGAAGTGGCTGTTCTACCTATGAGTAAGGATATATCAGACAGTATAAAAGATTTTGGAGCTAAAGAAGTTAGAAACAGATTAGTTCCTATTTTAGATAGAAAATTAAAATATGGCAAAGAAGAAAAGAGTGACAGCTCCCAAGACCAGAAACGCAGGAACTCTAACAGAGTCAGCGTTTTGGAGTTTCATCAGGAGTGCACTACGACAGAAGTCTAGATGGTGGAAACCTATAGCTCAAGCTAAAGCTAAAGCTAAAAGAAATTATAAGGGCCCACTTAAGAGACAAAAGTTTGAGTATCAGTGTAAAGAGTGTTTAAATTGGTTTCCTGACAAGAAAATTAATGTTGACCACATAATACCTGCTGGTACTCTAAGATGTGCTAATGACCTCCCAGGCTTTGTAGAGAGACTATTCTGTGAGATAGATAATCTACAATGTTTGTGTGAAACATGTCACAATAAAAAAACACAAGATGAAAAGTCTAAAAAGTAAAGAAGAACTTATAGAAACAGTGTATAAACAAATAGAGCTAGATGTTCACTGTGGTGATCACGAGTCTTTAGAAGAACTGCTAGGATTTATGCCTAATGTAAATCTAATAGAATATTTACCAGAAGAAGACTGGAAACAATTTAAACATTTAAGAGATGACACTAACTAATGAAGAAGTGGAAGCTTTAAAAGCTTACTTTGATGAAACAACTATAAATATTAGTAGTCTTATTAAAAAAATAGGACTTAAGAAAGTAAAAGAATTTGAATTAGTAATTAATAAAATCTATAAAGATGCCTGAACTACATGAAACCCTAATGGGTAGAAAACTTATAGAAGGTACATTACCAGAGATAGCCATACAGTTGAAACGTATAGCAGATGCTTTAGAGACTAAGCAACATGACCAAGTTATATCAGCATTTAGATCTTTTGTAAATAATGGAGCTGATGATTCAGAAATAGTAAAACAACTTAAACTAATATGGCAGAAGTAACAAAGATAACAGATCTTAAAGATAAAATATCTATTAAAGATCTTATAGAATTTCTTGAGTATGAAGAAGCATGTACTAAAGATGGTATGACAGCTAGAAGAATAAGAAAATTATTAACCAAATTAGGAGTTTGGCCTCCTTTAGAACAAAAATAATATGGAACTACAAGATTTAATGGAAGAATCTATACATATATCTGAGAATGATTTCTATAATAAGAAATTTTATTTCTCATATAGTAGCATTAATAAACTAATGTGGAATCCTGCCGTGTTTTATAACATGTATGTGTTAGGATTAAAGGAAGAAAGAACAGATGCTCACTTAGTACAAGGTAAACTGATACATGCTTTACTATTAGAACCTGAGAAGTTTGCAGAAAACTTTATAGTGAGTGAAGATAATTTACCAACAGGTAATACTAAAACAGTTATAGATAGAGTGTATGCTCATCATGTAGAGCTTACTAAAAGTGGAGATGAAAGAACGAGTCTTGTAGAATTTACAAACGCTATACTAGATATTCTTAAAGATATTAATCTTCATCAGAGTTTAAAAACTGATGCACAAAGGTTAGATAAGATATTTACACCTGATGCTGTAAACTATTGGAACTTTCTTAGAGCTAGAGGAAAGAAAACTCTTATAGATAAGGAAACATATGACTTTTGTAAGAATGCTGTAGAGATTATTAAGACCAATAAAAAGGTGTGTGATCTTATAGGATGCAATGTTACAGAGTTTAATAATGTTATTATTGCTAATGAGTTTTCTATACAAATAGAACTACCTGGAAAACAATTTGGTCTGAAAGGAATAATAGATAATTTAGTTGTTGACCATGACAATAAAATTGTGTATATTAATGATATAAAGACTACTTCAAAAGAACTAAAAGACTTCTCTGAAACAGTAGAATTTTATTCTTATTGGTTACAAGCTATCATCTACTGTACATTAGTAAATGTACACTTTAAAGATTTAATGGAGCAAGGATATCAAACGAAGTTTAACTTTATAGTTATAGATAAAACATTTCAAACCTATCCATTTTTAGTTAAAAGTGAAACTTTACTAGGATGGTTGGATAGACTTAATGATGTATTATCTAAAGCTGAATGGCATTATATAAACAAAAGTTATGATTTACCATATGAATTTGCAAATGGGATGGTAACTTTATAAATCCTCCTATAAAGATGATAGATAAACTTCACAAGAAATACTTTCAGAAGTCTAAATCATTTTTGTACCCTACCCTGGGTATAAAACGTACAGCATATGCATCTCCAACAAGCACCTATATTTCTATAGAAGGTAGTATAGGTGCTGAAGATGTTAAGCTGATATGTTCTTTTAAAAGAGATGACTCAGATAGATATAAAGAATTTGAGAGTAATATGTTATTTAGTAGTCCTTTATATATAGAAAAGATAGAATTAAAAGATTGTAACTTATATGTATTTGATTTAGAAATATATAGTAATGATTATTTTAATTTTATTTTAGGCAGATATTCTAAATTGTCTAATATATTAAAGAAAGCAATAAGAGATCACTATGGAGAGAAGTCTATGGAATATTCTTATATGGAAACGTATTTATATCCTGATAAGTTTTTTGCTATCTATGCTAAACTATTAAGTGTAGAGATTGGAATACTAGAAAAGTTAGGAGAGTTATGTGATCCATGTGATCTTGATAAAGAAACTTTAAAAATTTTACCAGAAAACTTGCTAGTTGTAGATAAAAGTTTATAAATTTGATAATAAAACCAACGTATGAATAAATCAATGATGTTAATTACCTCTACATGGGGTAGTGATTCTCAGAAAACATTTAAGTTAATCCCTGTTACACCAGATGCTCCTTATAATGAAGGTATCTATGATGTAGACAGTAAAGTGTTAGCTCTTATTTCTAAAGAAAAGAAAGAGAGTATGCACATGTTACCCAAGCTTAATGAGTGGGGTGATCTTACACCAATGAAAATTGGAAAGAGACTTAATGGAAAAGACTATGCTGAAGAGCGTAAAACATTAGAAACATTTTATGAGTATTATGTAGAGAATGTAGAAGAAGTTAAATACTTACTAACTAGTCTCGCTATAAATTCAGATAGTTTTGATTATGCTGTGTACTTAGATGCTGCTCCTAAGAGCAAGATAGAAGCTGCACCAAGTTTAATTCAGACTATCTAGTCCTGCTTTAAAACCAACATAAGGAAGTGTATTTCTACACTTCCTTTTTTTATCTCTAAGGGGGAACAGCTTAACTGAACATGTCTAATATGACAGAAGAAAGAGTACATTGGGTTATGGATTATGAAACCATCTGCAACTGTTTCATAGGTGTGTTCCAGCACTATAAAGATCCAAGCATAAGAAAGGTGTTCGTTGTTTGCGAACAGAGAAATGACCTACCTGAGTTTATAAAGTTTCTAAAATCTAACATTAAGAACAATGAGTGGCATATATCTTATAATGGATTAAACTTTGATGGTCAGATTACTAATAAAATATTAGAACACCAGAAAATTCTTCTAGCTGCAGACACTACATCTGTAGTTAAGTTTATATACTACTATGCTCAGAGTATAATAGAGAAATCTAGCAAAGGTGCATTCTTAGACTATCCTCCCTTTAAGATGAAGATTAAGCAGATAGATCTGTTTAAACTAAACCACTGGGATAATAAAGCTAAGATGAGCTCTCTAAAATGGATACAGTATTCTATGGATTGGCAGAACGTAGAGGAAATGCCTCATAGACATGACCAACCAGTCACAGATGGTGACACGTTAAACTCTGTTATAGATTATTGCATTAATGATGTACTATCTACCAAAGAAGTGCTCTATCATTCTAAAGAACAGATTAACTTAAGACAGACTCTTAGTAAAGAGTATGGTATAGATTTATATTCTGCATCTGAGCCACGTATATCTAAAGAACTATTCTTACATTTTCTACAGCAACGCTTGGGCTGGGATAAAGCAGACATTAAAACTCTGCGTACACCTAGAGACTATATAGTGTTAGCTGATTGTATACTGCCATATATAACATTTGAAACTCCTGAGTTTAAAAGTGTACTAGACTATTTCCGTACCAAGGTGATTACATCTACTAAGGATGGTTTTAAGCATAGTGTTCACTTTAAAGGGGTGAAGGTTGATTATGGACTAGGTGGTATTCATGGTGCTGCATCTGCAGGTGTTTATAAAGCTAAACCAGGATGGACTATTATGACTAGTGACGTTGTTAGTTACTATCCTAATCTAGCTATTAAAAATAAATTTCATCCTGCTCATCTACCTAAAGATCAGTTCTGTAATTTGTATGAGTGGATCTTTGATGAAAGAGTTAAGATACCTAAGACAGATCCTAAAAACTATGTCTATAAGATTATTCTGAATAGTACATACGGTTTAACAGGTGATGAAAATAGTTTTCTGTATGACCCTAAAATGACTATGCAGATTACTATTAACGGTCAGCTACTATTATCAAAACTTGCAGAAATGTTAAGTGTTGCTATTCCAGAGTGTCAACCTCTCATGTTTAATACAGATGGTTTAGAGATGATGATACCAGGATCTAGAGTGGATGATTATATGAAAGTATGTGCAGAATGGGAAAAGCTTACACAACTATCTCTTGAGCATGATGAGTATAATAAGATGATCATTAGAGATGTAAATAACTATATGGCTGTATCTCAAAAGAGTAAAGTAAAATGCAAGGGTGCGTTTGAGTGGGAAGACTTAGCTAAAAAGAAAGTGGCTATGTTTCATAAGAACAAAAGCTTCTTGATTATACCAAAAGCCATCTATGCATTCTTTGTACACGGAATCAAACCAGAAGAGTTTTTAGAACAGAATCAAAACATTTTTGACTACTGTGGTGCTGTAAAAGCTAAAGCTGGTTGGCATTTTGAACAGAGATATATAAAAGATGGCGTAGTAGTTAATGATAAACTACAGAAGATTGTTAGATATTATGTATCTAATGATGGTAGTAAGATAGTAAAACGTCATCAAGATGGTAGAGAGATTCAGGTAGAATCTGGAGAGTGGTTACAAACCACAGTAAATAAGATAGATACTTCTAAAGCTTATAATAAATATGATATAGACAAGAAGTACTATTTAGAAGAGATTTATAAACAAATAGAGGGTATAGATGCTGTAACTTTTAATAAGTCTACACAGCTTTCCCTATTTTAACATTTAAAAAAGTGTAAACTAAACCAATTATGCCAAGTAAAGTTCCGTTCTACTCAGAACAAGATTTAAGAAAAGCTAGTCTTCCTAACCATGGAGGACGTTATGCCGTAGTAGCTCATGGTGATGTTATAGATAATGCAAAACACCAGCTACATAAAGCTGGGTTTATTATTAAAAAAGAAGAATATAGAATGACTACAGACGGTAATGTAGCTCAGGGTATTTATCATTTAGACTATGCAGGTGATGCTGATATGGGGATGATGTTTGCATGGAGCAATAGTTACAACAAGACTATGAGATTTAAATGTGCTGTTGGTGCATATGTATTCATATGTGGTAATGGTGTAGTTAGAGGAGACATGGGTAGCTATTCTAGAAAACATTCTGGTACAGCTCTTCAAGATGTTATATCTGAGATTAATCATCAGATTAGTAATGCTAAAGAACACTATGATGTATTATTAGGTGATAAACAGATCCTTAAGAATGTTATTCTCACTCCTAGAGATAAAGGTAGAATCTTAGGTGAGCTGTTTGCTAATGATGAAATACTAACTCTTACACAGGTGGGTATAGTTAAGCGTGAGATAGATAAACCTACACATACATATAATGCAGATACTAACTCTGCATGGACTATGTATAACCATATAACACTAGCTCTAAAAGAGTCTCACCCTAGTAGCTTTATGAAAGATCATGAGAAAGTTCATGGATATTTTGTAGATGCTTATGGTCAGCTTATTACTCCTCAGATTACATTAGATCCTGATGATGAAGAGGATGTATATGATGTTCAGTCTCCAGAACCAGTTAGTCCTGGATCTGATTTTGACATAGACAAAGCAGATGCTATGAGTCAGTCGTTGTATGGTGTAAACTTTTTATAACAATCCAAAACAGGAGGTGGCTACATATTGTAGTCATCTCCATTTTTATGTTATGTACCAAAGAAAAAATACATTAAGAGGTTGGCTATACCATATATGGTTAGCTATTTTATCACTTACTAAAAACCAAGACAGATGATTATTGGAGTGTCGGGCTACTCAGGATCTGGCAAAGATACTGTAGGAGCTATTATACAATATCTTAACTTTCCTAATCCAAAGTTTTCTATAGAACAAGTGTGTGCAAACTATGCAGACTATGAAGAATTATTAGATGATGATTCTGGTTGGCAAACAAGAAAGTTTGCAGGTAAACTTAAAGACATAGCTTCTCATCTTACAGGTATAGACATAGAAGATTTTGAAGACCAAGATTTCAAGAAAACTAACTTAGGTAAAGAATGGTGGACACCTTCTCAAGTAACATTTGTAGATGGAAAACAAACAATACAAAGCTATAAACCTATGACTGTAAGAGACTTCTTACAGAAGCTTGGTACAGATGCTATGAGAATGGGACTACATGATAATGTATGGGTGAATGCTCTTATGGCTGACTATAAAGGTACAGATTTGGGAGAATGGAAAGGTGAAAAAGTATATAGTGAAAATTTGCCTAACTGGATTATTACAGATGTTAGATTTCCTAATGAAGCCCAAGCTATCAAAGATAAGGGAGGCATCATTATACGTGTAGATAGACCAGGTGTCAAACCTATTAATAATCATCCTAGTGAGACAGGACTAGATGGTTGGAAGTTTGATTACAGGATAGCAAACGTATCTGATATATATTCTCTTAAAGAAACAATAAGAGAAATTTTAAAACACGCTAAAATAATATAGACATATGAACATCAGCTTATCAGCACATTTTGTAAGCCCTTCTAAGATAACACTAGGGTATGATTTAACAAGTGGAACTTTACATAAAGACACAGGAGATGAAGCATTCCAAGAACATATACTCGGGTTCTTTTTCTTTTATATTTCTTTATTAATAACAAAACCAGGAGCTTAATCCTGGTTTTGTTTTTCTATCTGATGTAGAAGTTTCTAACATTATCAAAGCTTTCCCACCTATTAAGCATTCCAAAAGCGGGTATAACATCCTTAGCTTCTTTCCATGCTTTAAGACTTCCTTTATGAGGTCCTCTTTCATAGTAGTTCTTATCATACGGAGGAAATGGCATAGTCATTAAACTAGAGAACATCTCTCCGTAGTCTCTAAGTGTACTCAAACCAGCAATAGGATTTTTAACCATTTGGTATTGTTCTTTGATACCAATAACTGGCATGTATGTTTTAATCTCTTGTTGTTGACGAGTCTGTTGGTATATCATGAAGTTACTAAGTCTTTTAAGAGTGTCATCATCTTCATCTAAACCTTCAGATAACATTTGGAATAAGAAAGCCATTGCAACAGAAGCCATGAAGAAACTTAGTTCTGCAAGATTTTTATGCATATTTCTAACTTCTATTTCACCCATACCCTTGTATGTTTTAGAACCAGGAACTAATGCACCTAACATACCAGTAGTCTTTGCTAAGAAACCTTGTTCTGTTTGGTAGACATGTTTCATTACATTCCAAAATGTTCTGTAACGTCCTTCTATTTCACCAAGGTTTTCATTAGTATATCTTTTTTGAAATCTAGATCTAACACCAGGATATATCCACTTATGAAACTGAGCTGCTAGTTGCCCCAACCAATGAGACTGTATTACCATTCTGTCTTCCCATGCATAGTTACCATGTATCTGTTTGTTCACCTCATAGATGTAGTTAGTCATCTTAACCTGCATGTCTTCTGGAAACTCAAAACCTGGTTTTAGTGTAAGCTCTCCAGTGTTCTCATTAAAGTTATGAGCATCGTATATAGACAGCTTTTCTCCTGTAGTGTTATGTGTAAGTTCAAACTTACTACTCATTGCTACAGCTATACCTGTTTTACTCTGTACATTATATTCACCACCTTCTTGAAATATATAAGCAAAACTAAGTACATCTACTCTTCCTGCATCTGCTTGATACTTACGAACCACTCTAAGTTTTTTAACCATAGCCTCATACTTAGAATTAGGTTTGTCTATATTATATAAACCATCTTTAGA